AGACCTGGTAGTAATGTTAATACTTACACTTATGTTAAGAGTATAGCAGAAGAACTAAGAGGATTAGCAGTTGAATTTGATGTTCCGATTATGTCAGCGACACAGACAAATAGAACAGGTTTTGTATCTACAGATGTCGGACTCGAAGATACTTCTGAATCATTCGGATTACCTGCAACAGCAGACTTCATGTTCGCTTTGATAGCGACAGAAGATATGGACGAACTTGATCAAGTTATGGTCAAACAGTTAAAGAATCGATATAATGATCCTGGTTATCATAAAAGATTCGTATTAGGTGTTGATAAAGCGAAAATGAGACTTTACGATACCGAACAATCAGCACAAGATGAATTAGTTGATATAGGACCTGTAATGGATAGTACAGCGACAGGTAAAAGAATATCATCTGAAAATACTAAGGATTTAAATTTTGACTAATCTATTGAAACCGCGGGTACACTTTTGATATAATAACAGTATGGAAAATAATAAAAAAGTAAGACAATTATTCATTGACATGGACGGAGTTCTAGCTGACTTTGAATCAGGACTTTCAGAAGTTCTAGGACATAAAGTTAGATTATCAGATGTTGCTGATGTGTATAACGATAGAAAAAGAGAAGTTACTTCTAAACATCTATTCAGAAGATTAAAACCTTTACCTGATGCTTGGAAATTAGTAGATTACGCTTTAAACTCAGGTATTCATACAGAGATATTAACAGCGGCTGGTACTATTAACAGAACTATTGTTATCAAAGACAAAATTGATTGGATAAAAGAGTATTGTACAGATCATTGGATCATAATACCTACATTCAAAGGTAGTCAAAAAGCGGCGTTTGCTCATAGTAAAGCTGTACTGATTGACGATAGACCTAAGAATATTCAATGTTGGGTTGACGCGGGTGGTATAGGAATACTACATACTACTGCAGACGAAACAATTAAACAGTTAAATGAAATCATCAACTCCTAGTGAAGATAGAGGAACAATAAAGAGTAAATCTCTCATGGATTTACTCAGCCATAAAGTTGAGCTTAAAAAACAACTTATAGTTCTTAAGAGAACACATAAAGACGAAGAAAAACAAGAAGAATTAGTCGAATCTATAGCAGAGATTGAAAAGTTCTTAGCTAATCACAGAATTCAAAAATAGTATTAACATAAATACTACTTATGAAAACATTCTCTCAACTAAATGAAGAATCAGTAGAAAATAAGTTAGATAAACTTGGGCACCCAACAAAATTAACTTCTAAAAGAGTAAAACAATTAGCTACAAAGTTCCCAACCTACGAAGATATTGATCTTGAAGAATGGCAAGGGTATCCCTTTCCTAAAAATACATCTACTACAACACACAACGAATTAAGATATCTAATCTCATTAGGTGGAAAGAGAACCGAGTGGCAAGATGAAATGGTTATGTATGATTTAAAGATCATCAAACCTTTCAAAGATTACTTAGAAGACTTTGGTATAGACGTAGATTGGGATAGAGTAAGAGATTTAATTGATCAATCAAGTCCGATAATCTTATCTCTCAAAAGATATTACAATAGACCTCGACCTAAAGATTTAGCTAATAAACTATCTCTACCACTAGACACATTCCCTTTAAAGACAGCTGGGACTCCATCATATCCATCAGGACACGCTACTCAAGGTCGTTTAGTATCACAATTAGTAGCAGACGAAGTACCACTAGAACATAGAAAGAATATACTAGAAATCGGTCAAAGAATCGGAGACAGTAGACAAGTAGCTGGTGCTCATTATCCATCAGATACAGAATTCGGACATAGATTAGGTGATGAATTATATCGTCTATCAAAAACTCACAACACAGTAGAACCTGATCTCAAATTAGAATCATTTGAACTCAAAGAAGAAGATGTATTCATATCAATTAATGATACATTACCAAAATCAGCTACAGACAGAACAGAAATTTATGAGGGTTGTGCTATTGTTGAAGGTATGGGTAAAGGTTTAAAAATATTATCACACCCTGAATTTTCACCGATATGTAAATCTTGGATAGAAGAATTTACATCTAATGTTGATGGTGGTGATAAAATTATGTTAGAATATTGTACAGAATTAGGTAGTTCAATGAAACAATTAGGAAGTTTCAAAGATTTCATTCATAGAAGTATCAATGATTATTACAATCAAGCACCAGAGATATTTGAAGTTCAGAATCCTGATAAAGTAAACACAGCTGATGCTGTGATGATAACTAAAGGTACTAAAGAAGATTTATTTAAAATCATGAAAGAAATGAATACTTTAGATAAACAAGCACAACATAGAAGAATAGAAACAACTACTAAAAGTAAAATTACTTTACTCGATTCTAATAATAAATCAGTTGTAGAATTCTATCAAGTTTCATTGAAGAAAGATGCCAAGGCCGGATCAGCTAGAATAGGTAAAGTCGGAAAGTTCGCTAGTTCTAGATTTACAGGTGGTATCGCTACTAACTTACCTTCAAAGAATACAGAAATACAAGTCAGTCATAATGAATGGGATACTGAAGCTGAACTTATTTCAGAAGGTATACGAGATATATTTAATAAAGGTACATCAGTTTTATCTAAGTTAGGTGCTAAAGTGTCTAAAGGTACTAAGTTTCTATTCAATAAAATAAAAGGTGTATTTTCTAAGTTAGCTAAGTCAGCTAATGACTTCGCTAAATCATTTGCTGATAAACAAATTAAATCAAGTAAGATAAGTAAGTCAGCTAATTCAATTATCAAAGAATTACAATCACAAGGTGCTACTATTTCTGAAAGTACTAGAACTATTTCAGCTAAGAAAGGATTAGTAAGAGAGATAAAGACATTCAATAAAGCTATGACAGGTGATCCTATCAATAAACTATATCTAGAAAATAAAAAATTAGCTAATAAACTGAATTCACAATTTGCTGTAAAAGATAGACCAATAGACCCAATAGTAATAATTGAAGGTGGTGATACATCTATATCATCAAATGATTTAAAGAAACTGAAACAACTTGATTCAATGAAAGAAGGTGATACAATACAATTAGGTTTGGGTACACCTGTTGATACAGTATTTAAATTGACTTCTAATTGGGCTGGAATGAATTATATTAAAGGTATATTAAAATATGTTGAAAGTAAAATGAGTAGTTATGAAAACTTGTCTACATCATTATTTGCTTTAGCCGCTGAATTCGAAGGAGAAGCTAGATTTGGAAACACAGCTTTACCTTTAGTAATTGTTTATGGTGGTAATCAACTGAAACATATGGGTACGAGAGATGATTTTGAGAAGAAAAAAGTAGAAGACTTAGCTAAGAAAGGAAAAGAATATAACGATTTCCCTGTATTAGTAATCAAAGTTATGAAAGTAGCTGGTAAAGAATATAATAGTATCAACATTTTATTAGTAGAAAGTTTAGAAGGTATGCCACCAGAGCCGAAATGGAATGTTGTTGGAATAGCTACAAATTCAGGTTCAGGGTTTAGTACAAAGTTTGAGATCAATACAACTACAAAGAATTGGAAAGGATCATTGAAGTAATGGAATTTTTAACAGAAGCAGCCGGTAAGAATTTACACTTAGAACATCTAGAAGATGAAATTCTAAACTTTGGTATTGCTGGTGGTCGTAGTTCAATACAATTTTTACAATCATTAAGAGATATGTTCGCGGGTAGTTCTAAGTCTAAGTTGAATGTTACAGTTAAATGGGATGGTGCACCAGCTGTATTCGCGGGACCTCACCCAGAGACAGGTAAATTCTTTGTAGCTACTAAGAGTTTATTTCGTAAGAGAAACGCTGAGGGTGCTTACTATCATAGCGATGAAGACATTGACGCGGATAAGAGTGGGGAGTTAGCATCTAAACTAAAAGTTTGTTTGGCTGAGTTTCCGAAGTTAGGTATGAATGAAATACTACAAGGTGATTTAATGTTTACAGATGATGTAACTACAACAGACATTGATGGTGAATCACATTATGTATTCACACCTAATACAATCATGTACGCTGTACCTGTCAACTCTAAAATCGGTAAAGAAATTAACAACGCTAAAGTTGGAATTGTTTGGCACACGACATATAAAGGTAAATCAGTAGAAAGTTTACAAGCATCATTCGGAGCTAAGATACCAGGTAAATCTCCTAGTGTTTGGCAAGATGATGCTACATTTAAAGACGTATCTGGTAGAGCTACATTCACAGCTAAAGATACAGTAAAAGTAACTAAACTATTATCAAACGCTGGTAAACAATTTCAAAAGATTAAATCAGGTGAATTCAATCAATTTATGAGATGGCAGAATAGTTTAGGATCATCAGCAGTCGGAGCGGGATTTAAAACATATCTAAATACATATACAAGAGCGGGTAAAACATTACCAGCTTCTGGAAAAGTAGTACAAGCTTATTTCAAACATTTTAATGATTGGTGGATAAAGAACAAAGGTGATACACCAACATCTAAACAGAATTTAAAAAGACATTTAGCTGAGATAAGAAAAGCTACATCAACATTAAAGAATGTAGTAGACTTTATGAAATTTCTTATAGAAGCGAAGTTGATGTTAATAAGTCAACTTGATTCAGCTAAAGGTATAGCTAAGACATTTGTTAAAGTAGATAACGGATTTAAAGTAGTAAATCCAGAAGGGTATGTCGCTATAGACAAAACAGGTGGTGCTGTTAAAATAGTAGATAAATTAGAATTTTCATTCAACAACTTTACAGTCGCTAAGAATTGGGATAAATAGTAATATGAAAGAAAGAAAACAACCTCAAGATCCTCATGTAGATGATGAACCAGGTACACAACCTAAGAAATACTACAAAGGATTGAGTATAAAAGATAAAGAAGCTAGAGCTAAACATTTCAAAACAGGTGGTAAAGGTCCAGCTCCAGGTGATAAAGATGACGATGGTAAACAAGTCAAGACTAAACCAAGTAAACATACAGTTAAGTTTAATAAAATGTTTGGTGAAGGTGACGCGGATAAATCACTTAAGAAGAAAGCTGATAAGTCAGGTATATCTATGGGAATATTAAAACAAGTATTCAAACGAGGTGTTAAAGCTTGGCAAACGGGTCATAGACCAGGTACAACAGCTGTACAATGGGGTCACGCTAGAGTCAATTCTTTTATTACTAAAGGTAAAGGTACATGGGGTAAAGCTGATAAAGACTTAGCTGATAAAGTTAGAGGTGAATCTAATGAAGGTTTATGGGATAATATTAGAAAGAAAAGAGCTCGAGGTGAACCAATGAGAAAGAAAGGTGAAAAGGGAGCTCCAACACCTGATGCTATTAAGAGGTCACAATGAAAACATTTTTAGAACATATTGACTTTGGTTTATACGAAGGTAAGCATGTACCTTTAGAAAGACCAATGGTTGAAGTAACAGAAGACGATAATAAAGAAATTAACAAACCTAAGAAAGGTGGACCGAAAAAGTTTTATGTTTATGTTAAAGACGGAGACAAAGTAAAGAAAGTAACTTTCGGAGCTAAAGGTGGTGGAGCTAGACTATCAGTTAAGTTAGATGATCCTGAAGCTAGAAAATCATTTGCCGCTAGACATAATTGTGATACAGCTAATGATAAACTATCAGCTCGATATTGGAGTTGTAGATTACCATACTACGCTAAAGATTTAGGACTAACAGGTGGTGGAAATTTCTTCTGGTAGACCATATGTTGATGAGGGTGAATTAAGAACATTCTCAACTAACGTACTCGATACTGAATTAGTTTGGCATCGTGATAAAGAACATAGAAAGATAACAGTATTAGAAGGTGAAGGGTGGCAGTTTCAATTTAATGGTAATTTACCATTTGAATTAAAATATGATCACAAATTTGAGATACCACAGGGAATGTATCATAGAATAATTAAAGGTAAAACAGATTTAGTTTTAAAAATAGAGAAAGATGAAAAACTTTAAAGACATAATAGAAGATAATACTAAAGGTGTAACATTTACTTTTGGTCGTTTCAATCCGCCTACAGTCGGACACATGAAGTTAGCTAATAAGATGAAGACTATCGGTAGAGGTCAAGACATAAAAATATATACTTCACATACTACAGACAAAAAAAAGAATCCATTAACAAACGCTCAGATTAGAAAATACATGGGTGCTATGTTACCAAGAGGTGTTGATGTAGAAGATACAGTAGCTAAAACTATATTAGACGCTTGTGTTGATTTATATAATCAAGGTTATAAAGATATACAATTAGTTGTTGGTTCAGATAGAATTAAAGTATTTGATACACTATTAAAGAAATACAATGGTGTTAAATCTACACATGGTTTATACAAATTTAAATCAATCAAAGTTGTATCAGCCGGTGCTAGAGATCCTGATTCAACAGGTGTTGATGGTATGTCGGCATCTAAAATGAGACAATTAGTATCAGTCGGTGATGAGAAAACATTTATAGATTCATTACCACCTAGATATAAACTTGGTAAACAATTATATAAAGCTGTACAGAAAGGTATGGGTATTAGTGAAGACTTTCCAGATTTCATGTATGAGATTTATAATCCACAACAACATGAATGGGGTACAGATGCTGGTAGAGAATACGCTCAAGAATTTACACCAGGTCAAACTATAACTAACTTTATTAAAACTAGAACTGAACAAGAAGTACCGAAAAAAGTATTAGTAGATAAAGAAAAGTTTTATAAAGAATTAAAAAAAGAAAGAAGTAAATTTAAAGATGATTATGGTGACAGAGCTGATGAAATAATGCACGCGACAGCTATGAACATGGCTAAGAGAAAACATGGACTATCTTAAATATAAAGAAGAAGACTTAGTACTTGATATAGATGAGGGTATAAATGATCCTGGTATATTCAAGGCTATCATTCTAGCGGGTGGACCTGGTAGTGGTAAGTCTTATGTAGCTAAGAAATTGGGACTAAAATCTTTAGGTCTTGTAGTTGTCAATTCAGATTCATTCTTTGAGTTACTAATGAAGAAGAAAGGTTTATCTTTAAAGATGCCAGAGAATGAAACAGAAGAAAGAGATGCTGCTAGAATGGCCGCTAGAGGTTTAACTGATAAAAGATATAAGTCATTAATTAACGCTAGAATGGGTATCATAGTAGACTCAACATCAGGTGATCAAGGTAAGACGTTTAAGATATGGAGAGAACTAACAGAAGTTGGGTATGATGTTAAATGTATCTTTATACAGACAGATTTAGATGTAGCGTTACAAAGAAATAATGAGAGAGACAGAAGTATACCTGAAAAAATTGTAAAAGCTTCACATAAAGCCGCTCAAGGTGTGAAAAAAATGTTAGAAAAGAAACTGAAAAGAGACTTTCATGAAATAACAAATAATGGTGGACCGATTGATATTAAAGTGGCAGGTAAATTATCAACTTGGTCTAGACAGATAAACAGTAAAGGTATTGAATGGATATCAGCTGTAAAAAGAGGTATGAATTCTTCTGTTAGAGAAGACATACATACTAGTACAATAGAAAAATTTAATAATTATATACATAATGGAGAATCGAAATGAATTTATTAAACTTAACATTAAACCAACCCTTAGAACCTTATACAGGATATGAACTATTTAACGAAAAACGAGTGATCGTGTTCGGATTACCTGGTGCTTTTACACCAACTTGTTCATCTAAACAATTACCTGGTTTTGAAGAATTGTATGATCAATTTAAAGAAAAGGGTATAGATGAAATATATTGTGTTTCAGTTAATGACGGATTCGTAATGAGATCGTGGGCTAAAGAACATACTTGTGGAGATAAAGTTAAATGTTTAGCTGATGGAAACGGTGAATTTACTAGAAGAATGGGTATGTTAGTAGAAAAAACTAATCTAGGATTTGGTATGAGAAGTTGGAGGTACGCTGCTGTTATAAATAATGGTATAGTAGAACAAATGTTCGAAGAAGAAGGTATGGAAGATAATCATGGTGAAGACCCATACGAAGTTTCAACACCAGAAAATATTTTAGAGAGAATATAATAAATGACAATAGCATCATCAAATATCGGATTTTCAACTATCGCGGCAGAGAAAGGTATAGGTAATAGTAATTTATCTTTAGCTGGTATGTCAGGTGGTCAATTAAAACTTCCGATGGCTGATGATCAAGGTGCTAGTTCACAGTACGGGACTTTTACTCAGACATGGACTTATGGTGGAGAGAATGCTTCTAGAAGTAGTTCTACTGTAACATCAGCTCAAGGTCAAGGTGTTACAGGATTAAATCAAGCATCTTACGCGTTGAGTGAATGGGTAGGTTTTGACCCAGGTGTCGATGCATCGGCCACTACAGGTACAGCGATACTTACTACTCAAAATACACAGAGTTCGGCATCTTGTTTTGTACTAGCTGGTTGTATCAATGATATATATTGTCAGAAATCAGGTAATACTATTACATTTTATGTTACAAAAACACAACAAAACTCCTTCTCAGGAACACCCGTAGGATATAACGGTGCCGGTTCAGGTACAACTTTATCAGGTACTACAGCTATAGGTACAATAACACTTGGTACGAATCAATCAGTTCCTACAGGTTGTTCTATGAGTTATACTACTACACATTCAGCTGGAAGCGGTGGATTCTTTGGTTCTGGTGGAATTGTTGCAACAGTATCAGGTGGTAGTACTAGTACAAGTAATTTAGGATCAACAAAAATAGGTTATAACGTCAGAAGTGGTGGTGTGTCAGAAGGTGGTCCTGGTACAAATTCAATAGCTAGATTTCAAAATACTTTCAAATTTAATTTTACAGGTGTGAGTAGTGGAAACTCAAGCTTTCCATTAATGACAACAGCTACAATTGGTATCAAACTCAATCAAGTTACATTTGCTGGTCATGGGTCTGGGTTTCTCTCATGTTAACAATACATACGACATACGATTTTCAAAGAACTTCTGGAGGTAAAACCGTTTCTCTACAAGCTTCAGTAGGTATTTATAAAGGTGAAATACCCACAAAAGAAATGTATTATAGAACTACACCTGATCAAAATACAGATTTTACGAAATTTGATAAACCTGACTTTTCTTCATTAACACCCGAAGAAACAATAATAGTACCATATGTCATACCATCAAATTTACAAACAACAGCTCTACCCGCTGATAGAAGTGGTACAACACCTGAAAGTTATACTGATTTTGACTATAAATTACGATTAATCGAAACAGAATTAGATAAAGAGGGTTCAGATGTTACTACAGCTATAAACACTTTATCAGAAAAATATAGTAGTCTAGAATTCACAACAGACTAGTTTATAAATTTTTAAATACATAAATACATTATAATAACGGAGAATCAAAAATGTCATTTCCATGGAAACCAATAACAACTGAAGCTAACTTACACGCTTCAACTGTTTCAAATGTCGGTCTAAGTCGATATGTTAGATTACTTAATACCGCGGCAGTGGGTACTGAACATCTTATAACATTAGCTAATGTCGGTACAACAACGATAGGTACATTTACCATCGAAGGTCAACAAGAAGTAATTATACAAAAGGACCCAACTGATACTTTAATAGGCAACGCAGTAGTAGAAGCTGTTGGTGTCTCAATAAACAGTAACTAATATTATGAAAAATACAACAGTAGTCACCGACTTCAAAGACCTTAAGAAGGCTATAGCCGAAGTCACAAAAAAACAACCAGCTCAAACTCGCTATCAACAACAAGCGAAAAAAATGGGATATACAAAAGACGAAACTGTTGTAACAGAACAATCTATATCAGAGGCTTCAGCCTTTGATGGTATGAAAGACATTGTTAAAACTAAAGGTGCTAAGAAAGTCAATGGTGTAATGATTGATATGTTTACAGCTAGTGTCATAACAAAAGCTTATGATAAAGTAAACGACGCTAATAAAAAGAAAATGGAAAAGGCTAATGTTCAGACATTAGTAGCATTAGCACAGAAAGTCATGGGACTCAAAGCATCAAACGAATTCGGTAAAGATCCTTTAAAGGGATTTCCATACAACGAAGTATCAAAGAACGAAGAAATACAAGAATTAATATCTAAAGAAGGTTTCGCGAGTGACGCTCAGAGAAAAGCAGCGTTCGCTAACGGATACAAAGAGAAAGGTAAAAAGAAAGAAAAGAAAGAAGATATTGAAGAAGGTAAATACACAGAGTATTCTGATTTATTAGTAATGAAAGCTAGAATCATTGATAAAGAAGGTCCTAAGTCAAATAAACTTCCAGCAGTTGATGATGCTATTAGAATAGCTAAAAAGAAACTCGGTGTAAAAGAATCAGTTCTTAATGAAGGTACATGGGCTGTTCCAGATTCATATAAGAAGTTATATAATTTACAAGTAGGTTTCTTACAGATGCCATCAAAAGCTAATCCAGCTAATGCTAAGAGAATGGCTAAAAATATATACAATATATTTGGCGATGATAGTTTTTATGATGATTTATTAAAAGTAGAAAACGGTGATGATACAGAAACAAAAGATTTAAGAGATTTAATAGTTAAACATTTAGAACCTTGGGGACTTAAATTTAAGAAAGGTTCTAAGTATCAAATTACACATGCACCACAGAAGTGGATAGATAATATGACAGCTGAACCAGCTGAGTCAGCTAAGAAAAGAAAACCAGGTAGACTTAAACCTACAGGTCTAGGTCGATCAATGAAAGTTGATTTATTGAAAGAAGACGAGATGTCTAGAGCGAAAGAAGTTATAGCTTTACAGAAGAAACACGATCAAGAGAAAGAAGCTGAAAAAGATAAACTTGAGAAAGAAAAAGAGAACGCTAAGAAGGCAGCTGAAAGAGCTAAACAAACAGAATCTTTTGTTACTAAATCACCATTCAAATTAAAATCAAAACAATATCCTAGAGCTATCTCTATTGAGTCTAAAGGATATGGTCGTAGACATGCTAAATCAGAAGACATATTAGAAGCTTGTGAGTCATTTGGTATGATTACTGAACAAGAATTACAAATAGAAAAAATTGAAAAAGTTCTAGGTAAACAAGGATTTTTGACATATAATAAACTTGAGTTAGACGATATCTTTGAAGATAGAGAAACACAAAGAATGATCTTAGCTCTTGAATCAGTTACAGAAGATACTAAACCTACAGAATACAATAGAGAAAGTATTACAAGAGCTTTAGAAGAAGACTTAAATGTAGAGTTTACAAAACCAGATGGTATGAAAGCTGTAGGTCCTGTTCTTAAGATGAGTGGTAATACATATAATCTTAAAGATATGCATACAGGTAAATCATTCACATTTAAGTACATAAACGAGGACAAAGAAGTGAAAACATTCGGACAAGTAATTAGTGAAGCTAGATTCTCAGCTAAACTAGTAAAACAGGCTGGTGGTATAGCTTTCGACAAAAGATATGTCGGTGGTAATATGACTGGAGCTACAAACGCTATAGAGAAATTAAAGAAAGGATTATCAGACGATCCTAAAGTTAGAGAACTATTGAGAATCGCTAATGAAAGTTTCAATACACCATTTTTCAAAGAGATGAATGCCGAAGATCAAGACGCGTATGTTAAGTTTTTCCAATCAGCATTAAAAAGATTTGATGTTACTTCACCCGCTCAACTTTCAACAGATAAGAAAAAAGAATTCTTTAACTACATTGATAAGAACTATAAAGCTAAAGATGAAGATGTAAAAGAAAACAATATACCACATATGTGTGCTACTCATGTAGAACATGCTATGTGGGGTTCAGGTGTTTGTGTATCAGGTGATCATGATCTAATAGAACAAGAAGACGGTTCATTTGATGTAAAACATTACACAGTAGAATTCGCTCATGGTATCGAAGAAATGGTATCGGTACAAGAATTGGGTGTAACAAAAGCTGAATCTCATGCTCATGCGATGGCTAAGAAAGCTGGTCGTAAAAAACTAAAAGCTAATAAATCTGAACAATCTAAAGTTGATGCCAGAAGAAAGACTTTTAGAGAAAAAATGAGAAAATTAGGTTACATTAAGGCCAAATAAAATGATTACAGAAGGTAGAAAAGCTCCAGATATGGGGATGCCATCTCAAGCAGGTAATAACTTATTACATGCCTTAGTATTAAAAGCTAAGTCTGAAAGAGAACTTAAGGGTATGATCGATAAGTTAGCACTCAAAATGGGTGGTAAGTATAAAGATGCTAAAGACCCTGTAATATTAGATACAGCGATTGATTTCTTTCAACAGAAAGGGAACAAGGGTGAACAAGGTAAGCCTGATAGGAATGTCTTTGTTCAAGTAAAAGGAGCTGCCGATCTTCGGAATGGTAGTGTGATTAAACTAGATGATAAAAAACAAGTTAAGATTACTCAAGATCAAGCTAATAAAATCATCAAGAATTTACAAAAACTTAAACCTCTACAAAGAGGTCAAGTCCAGAAAGCGATGCAGAAGGATAAAACAGGTTTTGATAAATTTTTAAAGATTCTAGATGTATAAATACATATAAGAATTAAATTAAATATCGGGAGATAAAACAATGCCACTATGGGGAGCAACAGACGCAGACGAGTCAAAGCCTAAACACTTGACTACTGCACAAAAGAAAGAAGTCTACGCCGCAGCCGGTGGTTGGACAGTCGAAGCAGGTTCTACAATGTCTGGTAATGGTAATACAAGTGCCACACCAGAAGTTTTAGTGGCTATTGGTTCATTGACAACTTCATTAGGTTCAGCAGACATAACAGGAATAGAATGGATCACAACAACAGCAGATAAATCTGATGGATTTACTTTATCAGTAAGAGCTAGATTTAACGAATTTGTTGATGTCGATACAACTAGCGGAACACCTTACTTAGCCGTTACTAACGGAAACCAAGGTTCTGGTACAGGTAGAGGTCCACACAACTTAGCATACGCTTCAGGTACAGGTACTAATGAATTAGTATTC